CCGACCGAGTGGGCCATCGAGACGCTGACGCGCCTCATCGACACCCGCGTGGCCGAGGGCCTGCCCACCATCGTCACGAGCAACTACCGCATCGGCCAGATCAGGGACCTCTGGGGAGGCATGGCCGGAAAGCGCGTGGCATCGCGCCTCGCCGGTGCGTGCAGGCCCATCGAGGTCAAGGGGCAGGACAGGAGGCTCGGATGATTGTGAGCGCATCGCAGCTCCGTGGAGTCCCGAAGGACCGCGCGGAGCTCTACGGCAAGCCCCATGTCGGCGCGCGCTACGTCGGTAACCGCTACGAGCTGACCGCCGAGCGCTGCGGAATCTGCGGGCGGCAGGCCACGAACTGCCACCACATCGTGCCGAGGCGCTGCGGGGACTTCGCCCTCGTCACGCCCAGGGGCACGTGGCGGCTCCGCTCGCCGCTGATCGCCCTATGCGGGAGCGGCACCACGGGATGCCACGACGGGTTCCACGGCGGGGCGAGATACAGGCCCGAATGGGTGTGGGACGAGCCGGAGTTCGAGGAGGCGTGGTGGGACGGCACGCTGCTGTGCGAGCACGAGCCGCACGACCCCGCGCTCTACGGGTACGGCCACTGGGCGATAACCGATACCAAGACGGGACGAACCATCGAGATAACGGAGGGTTAGACATGGAAATCAACAACTGCGAGCAGTACGTCCTCGCCGAGCTTGACTACGAGCAGCGCCGCAACGAGCGCCTCGTGGCCGAGAACAACAAGCTGGCCAAGCAGCTCGACGCCATGACCAAGAGGGCCAAGAGCTACAAGGAGACCATCGACCGCCCCAAGACGCCCATCGAGGCGCTGGCCGACGAGGTCATGCGCGAGGAGATGCTGACCCGCTTCTCCTATGCCGAGGTCACGGACGTCAAGAGCGCGTTCAGCGGCAAGCTGCTCGGCTTCGACGAGTGGTGCCACGAGGCAGTGCGCCTGAAGGCGCTGCCGGACGACATCAGCGAGGAGACGCTCATCCGATTCATGCGCGACGACCTCAAGGCCATCTACGACGAGCAGGTGGCCAAATGTACCGAGTAGAGGCGGTCGTGTTCGACAAGAGCGACGGCGGCAGGCCGAGGCCGTCGAGCGGTGCCTTCTACGACGTCTGCGCCGGGAGTTTCGAGAAGTGCATGGAGTTCATCCGCGCCAACGCCGTGACCCCGCCGGACTGCCTGCCGACCTTCTACCGCATCGTCCATGAATAGGGCGTGCGCGGGGCAGACGGTCCTCGACCTCTTCCCCGCGCCTCCGCGCGACCACGTCGAGGACACGCTCACGTGGATGTGCGACGTGCACGGGTGCATCAGGGGCGAGATAGAGGGCGAGGTCCGCGAGCTGTACCGGGACTTCGGCACCGTGGAGGCGTTCGACCGCTGCAAGGCGCTGGTCCACTTCCGCGACGGGAAGAGGTGCCACGAGCCGCTCGGGTGCACTACCCCACGGCAGGTGGGCGTGTTCGACCCGGATGTGGAGGTCCACACCGTGTGGGACCGCTGCTGGGCGGCGACCCACGGCCTGCCGATGGGGCAGGTGTTCAGATTGAGAAGCTGGGACTACGGCCACAAGAGGCCAGGGAGCTGGATGGAATGAGGAGACCGACCGGGGAGGACGCCATAAGGGCCGCAGCGCTGCTGCTTAGCATCCCGCTGCTCTTGGCGTGCCTCCCGCTCATCGCATACGACTGGATTAAGGAGAGGAAGAAATGAACGAGATCACTACCGAGGAGAGGCTCCGCATCGTCGAGGAGCTGAACCGCACGGCCAACGACAGCCTGGGCGGCGAGAGCCTCCAGCGCGCGCTGGCCAGAATCACCGGGGCGGAGGACACGAGCTGGCGCGGGGTCATGCGCCGCGTGGCCGAGCTGGCGTACCGCCCGACGACGCAGGTGCAGGTTGCGCCGAACGGCCGATACCACTGCTTCGCCTGCGGCCATGACGTCAAGACCGAACCAACGGGCGGCCTGAACTACTGCGAGCAGTGCGGGGCGGAGGTGACCAACTGATGGATAGGCCCGACATCTACACGGACGGGGAGAGGCCGGAGCGCTGCGCCAACTGCGGCCACGCCAACGCGATCAAGCTGCACACCATCCACGGCGTGGAGCGCACCGAGTACGAGTGCGGGCGCAGGCCCGAGTTCATCCACCGCACCCAGGGCGAGGCCCACTGCAACTACTGGGCCGACGCGAGCTACGAGACCGGGGAGGACTAATGGCTAACTATTCGATCTGCACGCAGACGTTCGACATCGGCGACGAGCCGAAGGCCAAGGCGCTGAAGCCGCTGGAGGAGGCCGCCGAGGTGTTCGGTGCGTGGCAGAACCGCTGCGACGAGGACATGGTCGACGAGCTGGCCGACTGCATCCAGGCGTGCGCCAACATGATGGCGTGGATGGGCCTCACGCAGCAGGACGTGGACAACGCGATGCTGCGCTGCCTCAAGCGCAACAGGGACAGGGGAAGGATTGATGCGCCATGGCTTGCGTAGAGTTGCCAAAAGACGCCTACGGGCGCGCCATCCCACTGGACACCGGGACGCTCTACAAGAAGAACGGCGTGGCGAAATTCATCTACCACTACGACTACGACCCGCGCGACAAGGCTTGGTACGTCGAGACGGACGATGGGTCGCGTAGCGTTTCCGAACTCCTGCTCGACCGGGATGACAGCTGGGAGAAGCTGCTGGCCGACCTTAAAAGGGGCGCGAGCAGAGTCCATCACCCGGAGTGCGCCTACTTCGGAAGGGACGAGAATGACTGCGACCAATGCGAGGCCGTCTGCTCCTTCGCCTGCAAGAAAATCGCGTTCGGGGACATCGAATCGCGCATCCGCAAGTTGAGGGGTGAGGGCGAATGAGCGAGCTAAAGCTCAAGAAATGCCCGTTCTGCGGCGGCCCTGCCGAGATAGTGGACAACAGCCGATACGACCCCGGCACCTACTTCGTGGGCTGCCTGTATTGCGGCGCGCGGACGGACTACGACCACGGCGAGGAGAACGCCGCAGAACTTTGGAACGGAAGGGTTGAGCCAAATGATCACTGACGATGTGCGCCGCGAGGTGGCGGCAAAGATGCTCGAGATAATCCACGAGAACCCCGACGTCTCGCTTCAGGGCATGGTCGCCTCGGCGATGAACGAGTGCCTGCCGGAGGGCATGGAGTACGGCCCGACGCTCGCCGAGCTGATTGACCGACTGACATGCCACAACGTCGCCGACTACACCAAGGAGTCGTTCAGGTGCTCCGAGTGCGGATGCCGCGTGCTGGTGCCCGGCGACAGGCCGGACGGCGTGCTCGTCGTGACCTCCGAGGCGTTCCCAGTCGACTGGTACTCATCGGCGCCCGACGAGGAGACGGCGAGTTAGCCGGCAGGTCGGCATGAAACGGCAGGGCCAGGCGAGCAACTCGTCCGGTCTCGGGCGCATCGCCCCTTGCCGGATTCAGATTCGACAAGGGGCGACCATTGTGCAATCGCAAGAAGATGACGGGGCGGAATGTCAATCCTGGTCTAACAGAGCCCTACGGAATCTGCGAGCGTGAGTTCGAGGAGGCGTTCGAGAGCGACCCGAACGTGGGCACGGACAGCCCGGGTGCCGAGTGGCATGCGGCATGCTGGGCTCGCAACTGGGTCGTCGACCACTACAAGGACATGCAGGAGGACACGTGCGACAGCTTCTCGAGTTGCTAGCGCTGGCGGTCCTGGCTGCGGCCCTGCTGGCGGCATGGGCGTGGACGGTCCGCGCCCTCGCCGCAGGGCTCCTCCTGCTCGCATTCATGGCACTATAGGAGGGACACATGATCGACTGGAAGAGGGCGGGCGGATGCCTGCTCATCATCGCGGCCTGCCTGGCGATAGACGCGGCGGCCGTGGCCGTGATGTTCAAGATGCTGTTGGCGCTGTCGGCGGCGATTGGAGTGGGATAGATGGACAAGGAACAGTACGACCAGCACAGGGTCGAGCAGGGAATCACGGCGGCGCTGGAGGCGTTCAAGCTGCTGGGCCTCACGCCGCTGGAGATATTCCAGGCGAGCCGAAGCATCAGCCTGGGCGTGGCCGCCAAGGCCAAGGCCGAGAGCGGGAGGCGCGAGCTGTGAGCGTGTACTGCCCGCACTGCGGGCGCACGCACCCCGAGGGC